ATAATCGACACCTAAGAAACTGGAGTTACTATTATATTTTAAGATGCCATTACCGGGATCAGAATCGGTAGTGTCTGTAGAAAAATTATACCTAACTCCTCCAGCAACTCCAGAAGTTCCACTGCTTCCAGAACTTCCACTTGAACCACTGCTACCACTTGATCCACTGCTACCACTTGATCCACTGCTTCCAGACGATCCACTACTTCCAGAACTTCCACTTGAACCACTACTTCCAGAAGTTCCGCTTGAACCACTACTTCCAGAACTTCCACTTGAACCACTGCTACCACTTGAACCACTGCTTCCAGAACCACCACCACCAGTTTGTTTTTTTAATATACCACCTTCAATAACTAGAAAATCTGTTGCAGTTGTAGTTGAAACTGGCAATTCACTAAAATTTAAATTATTAGATGCATCATAGTACAATGTTCCCGTTGTAATACTATCTCGGCCATTAAATTTAGCTAAATATCCTGAAACACCTGTTCCTTCAATTAAATTTAAATCTTTTATTCCAGTTATTGCATATTGAATACCAGTAGCAGTAAATTGACAAGAATCGGAATAATCAGTATAAATATCTTCATTAATAATACCTCTGACTTCGACTTCATAATCAGTAACAATATCAATTGGTATAAAATAATATGGCTCAATATCACAAACAACTAATGAAGTAGATGGTGATGCGAAATCAAATCTTTGAGCAATTAAAATACCAGTTTTGTTGCTAAAATAATTTATTCCACTTTGTACTTCGGAAATGGTATTTCCATAATAATCAGAAGAATAAGATCCGATTATTGTAGAATTTGTATTATTACTATTAACTACACCTGTTGTACCTGTTTGACCTGTTGCGCCCGTTGCTTCACTTTGATATGTAATAAAAGAATTTAATTCGGAATCATAAAAATATGTCAAATATAATTTTCTACTATTTAAAGAACCAGACGGCAAAGTAATTGAAAAAATATCTTCAATTGTATCTTGAAAATATAAACCAGATGGAAATTTTCCTTTATTATCAAGAACTATTGTATGCTCTTTCCATTGAATACCTGATTCTCCAGACGCTTTAAAAATTGGTTCAAAATTTGCGCCAGAATAATATGGATTTATATTTTTCTGAGTGTATGCTAATATATTATCACCAGTTCCTTGAGTAATATAAGAAATATTTTCTATCTTTGGAGCGTTAAGATAATATATATCTGATATATTTGCATTACCACTTCTTGTCGCATGAACTTCATAATTTAAAGGTGAATTAGTATAAGGTGGAGACCATTTTACGAATAGTTTTTTATCAAAAACTTTTAAATCTGAATCGTATATTACAGATATCGCGCCAGTTAAATTAACAGGTTTTTCTTCGTATGTCTGCGAATCAATATTATTTATTTTTATCTGACCAATTATATATGGCTGACCAGTATTATAATAATCTTGACAATTTAAACGATAAAATAACTTATCAACACCATTATTATTGATAAAAATATTTGAGCTTACATCGCTAGTTGATGAGTCATATAAATTTCCAAAAGAAGAATCAAAATAACTTTCTAAAGAAACGCTTTTTAAATAATCTTTTTCAGTTATAGAATAATTTATAAAAATACCGTTCGAGATGCTTGTATTTACATTTGAAAATGAAGCAATTGGAAAAGTAAAAATATAAACAGCTTGTGAAGTTTTACCATCATTAGTATAAGAAGTAATCCTTATTCTGCAATCTCGCAAATAATTTACATCGTTATAAGATAAAATAGCTAAATTTTTTAATGAAGAGGTATCAAATACATAATTAGTATTAATAAGCGTATCAGTCAACAAACTAACAATTTGATTATTATAGTCTAATAATTCAACAGTAAAGTTCGAAAAATTAGAATCTTTAAACTGATATATTTGATTTGTATTTGGATCGAGAAGATCCCAAGACAACAATAAAGAATCTGTATTAACCGCTGCTTTTGAAGCCACTATCAGTGGATAATTCGAATAATCAGGATCTGTATTAGCATCAAAACCATAATTATGTTGATCATTTACCTCAATTAAAGGTATATTACATCTAAGATTTACTATCTTAAATGGCTTTTGGCTGGCTATTGTTTCGTTTGTGAACATTAGATGAATGAATCGTTAGATCCTAATGGATAAATTCTTATAAATTCTAAAGTATTTTCCTCTTCTAGCTTTGGCACAACAACCCTATATACCGATTGATCGCCAACATGCCATCTGAATGTTACTTTTTTAGAGTTTAAAACATAATCTATTAAAAGACCTTTTACATTATCTTTTATAGAAGAATAGTATGAATTAATAAATTCTAAAATTTTATCCACGTTAATTATGTTTACACTAAATAAATTTGATATTTGCGAATCGCTGTAATCAATTCCATGCATAATATAATCGTATTTAGAATTATAATTATAATTTTCTTTGTTTTGACTAACTATACCATCATCACCAAAAATAACACTTATAGGAACAGTAACAAAAGAAATAATATCTCTTGGAATTGTTATGTTTTGATTAGATGATTCATTAGAATATATAGTATTTGCTGATAAATTATCGCGATTATCTACATAAGAAAATTTATTTTTAACATATTCTACCGCTGTTATTTCATATTCTACTGGATTTGTCTCTTTAATACCTAATATTCTATATTTCTGAGTAAAAGATGAAGAAGTATTATTTGAACTTTTTTCGTAAATCCATAAACTTGACGGACTTATAGAATATAAATTTTCTTGAGCTTCTTCGGTATCAGTTGCAACTGTAATTTTTGTTCTAAAATTACCATCTTTTCCTATTGAAGATATAGTAAATGTATAAATATAAGTTGTAGATAGATTGGCTATTTGAGAATCAGATATAGTATTTTGTGTTTTAGATAATTCATTTAATTCATTTACTGAAATGCTTTTTTTAGGAACTATAAAACTAATACTATCTCCCACCTTTATATAATCATAAAGACTGTCTAATATAATTTCATTATTTTCATTAACTAATATTACTCTACCACCAAATCTATTTGATAATTTCAACGAATCGCTTACATTTATTATATCACCTGGATTTAAAAGCATTGCTTCTGGTCCAGCTTGAAAAGATATCAAATCTTGTTCTATTTGATTTGTTACTAAAAACCACTCTCCCAAACGTTTAGCTTGCGATTTACCAGTTATTCCAAATCCTAATATTTCTTTTTCAACGTATCCGTATCTTCTTATATTTAATTTATCTTCAACATATATGGTTTTATCTTTATATCCATCAGAAGAATCTGTATATACGACTTTGGCAACCGTAAAGCGAGTGTCTTTCGAAGATCCAGAATAATTAAAAATACCATCTTTAACATTAGAGTTATTAAAGAAATAAACAGCCTCTTTTGGTCTGTCGTTATCAAATTTTAAAAAATCACTTGACCAATAAACCAAGCCCTTAAAGATTGAAGCGAAATTATTAACTAAATTAACTATATCTGTTTCAGAATTTATATAAATATTAGACGTAAATCTTGGCTCAACAATTTCCATAAATCCTTCAAATTTAACGCCAGCTTGACCTGTATTTGTTTGATACGAATCTATCTCATCTTCACTAAATACCTGTTGATTATAAAGATAGTTTTTAAAATTAACTATATTTTGCGATGTTTTATTAACTATTTCATCTACAACAACAGCCAAAGCTTGATTAGATAATTTTATATCAGTTTTTGATTCAATGAAACTTTTTACTTCAGAAAATTGAGAACAAGTTTTATGCAATCCAAAATCATTACATAATTCAATTATCGCTGAAGTTCCTGAAGGATTTATACTAACTGACAAGATTCTTTTTCTAAAACTTTTTAATATTGTTTCAGATTCTCCAGTTAAAGATGTTGAATTAAATTTTAAATTTGATAAAGATAAAATAGAACCAATCGGAAACTGTTGCGAACTAAAACCACTACCGCTTAATTCAATATAATTATTTTTATTATAAGTTCCAATACCAGCAACAGTAGCCATTTGATATTTAGTATTATTAAAAGTTGGAACCAACTCATCACAATATTTAGAAATCTGGTACATAGACCATTTATCAATTAAACTTTCTGGCAAATTAAATTTACCTACTCCATATCTATTATTTGTAACTAAATCATATAAAATCCATGCTGGATTATCAGTCCATCTTAAAATAGGATCAAATTCTCCACTCCAAAAATCATTATAAGTTTTTGCATCTGGATCATAATTTTCTGGAACTTTTACTTGCAAAAGTTTTAAATTATACGATCTTGTCGGAATACTACTAAAACCTCTTGCATCTAAACTAACAGTATAATAAGCTGAATTAGGGTATCTAAAATTTTTATCAATTATTTCTGTAACCGACATTGCACCAATATTTAAAATAGTCTTAGTATCTCTAAGGGATGGAGAATTACTAAAATTATATAATTTTATAAAAGGCAATGCAGACTTATTAAAATCTTTTATATTTAATACAACTTCAAAATGATACGGACTTGTTGCAACCCCATTTACTTGATGTAAAATATATATACCAAAATCAGGATTCTGTTTAAAACCCATTTCTATTCCGAAATATGCAGTATTGCTTTGCATATCTCCATCTCCATCAATTCTATATAAACTATTTACTTTTAATGTGACAATAAGAAAATCAGTATTTTCATCTTTTATCTCATGTGTAATACCAAAACATTCTTCATAAACACTTTGATTAAAGATACTTAAATTCATTTCAGAATTAGCAACGGCATTTATTATCTTTTGACCAACTTTTTTAGCTAAATAAGTTTTATGAACTCTGTTTTCATTGGATAAAATTGAGGAGTTCGAATTAAAAAATTTTAAATTACTATTTACATTTAAATTAAATAAATTTTTATTATATTCTGTTGTTACTCCCACAGCATAAGGTGAAAATATATTATCACCAGCAGTCAGCACGGTTGACTGGAGAGAGCTTTGAAACTCATATCCCACCTTACCAAAAACACTTACTCTATTGAAATTTAAAGTATTATTTACTGAATTTTTTGCAGGTACATCGTTTAAATACAATCCTTTTAAATTTTCTTCATTATTTTGAGCGTTATCAAATAAAACTAAATCATTCCCCAAATCATCAAAGAGTCCAAAAATTGGACCTTCACAAATCAAATCTTGCACATACAATCTTGAAGAAGATTCTAAATTAAAAGTTTTATCATTTTTATTTATATAAGGAGTAATAGAATCAAAATTCTTTAACAAAAGATCGCCAGCTTGTTGAATATTATAATATGTTAATACATTACTAACTGAATTTTCTGCTGGAGACAGCATAGAAGAGTTAGCTGAACTAATAGTTGATAAAAAAGTTGAATCTTGAAATGTCATTGTCTTATGATTTTACCAAAGTTTATTAGTTATTGGTATATTTCCACCGCTACCTACTCCACTTCCGCCTCCTGCAAATCCTATACTAGAACCAGCGCCAGAAGACACATCATTTCTTAAATAATCAAAATTGATAGAAAAACTACTAACTATTAAACTACCAACTCTCAATTTTCCATAACCAATTGGAACAGCAGCGTTTCTAGCTGCAATATTTGATTTAGCTCCAAGAATATATGAAGATGTTTTTATCTGTTTAGGATCTTTAGGAGTTAAAAGTTTAGAAATCAAAAAACTTATACCAAAGCTTAAAGCGGCCACGACAACAACATTAGCAACAAATACTAAAGCTTTTGTTAACAATGTTGCGGTTGCTGCGGCTGTAAAAATAGCAGAAAAAACTTGAACTGGTAACAGTTCGATAACCTTACAATTTCTAATATATTGATTTAACAACTGCGAATCATTAATAATTTTACCATCTATAACTATAACTACAGAATCAAAAATATGATTAAAATTTCTTATCTTAGACCCTAATTTAGGAAAATTAACCTGCAAACATTTAATAATATCGTCAAAACTACCGGCTTTGATCATCAAACTCCCACAGGCCAGTTTCTTCAATAAACCGTGTAATAATAGTTTTTTCATTTTTAATATTTACACCTAAAAAAGTATTTAATTTTATACTATATATAATAAGCGGAATATTGTAATTTTTAATAAAAAAAATATCATTATCCGATGGATATGGCGAATCAGGATGACTGTGGAAACAAAAAGATATATTTTCTGGCTGTCTTAAATATAAATAAAAAGCATAGTCAGGATAAAAATTATATTTGTTTTCACACAAAGAGTTAAAATAAATTACCTCTTTATTCTTTAAAACAAGACCACCAGATTCATACTGAGATAATGATAAACAGTATGTTTTTATCTTATATAATACGTCAAACCGTATAGTCGAAAGGTCTAGTTCCAGGAAATCCTCCATAAGGTAATCCTTTTCCATGATTTTGCCATCTTAGTTTGCAACCTTTCAAATTTTTAGCGCAAGTATCTTTAATCCAGTATTCAGGAAATAATTTAGGATCTTTAATTCCAGGATTTCCACCATTATAAGCTGAACCATGAATTTTTATACAAACATAAAATGAATAAGATAAATTATCTTCTACGAATTGAGTGTCTCCTCCAAAGAAATCAAAATTCACTGAATCAATATATTTTACAAAATCTCCAGGATTATATGTACCAATATCTTTTAAATAAGTTCCTCTATATGTAATTTGAGATAGATTGTATCCATTTGGCGAATAGAATTCTTTATTATTCTCATCCGCAACCGGGACTCCTTCATTATTTTTTTTATCTCCCCAAATATCTGATTCTGTTTTAGCTACTGTAGAATTAGAAACAAAAATTTTCTGCTCTCCTTTTGGACTCCAAGGTATTTTACCATAATTACAACCGCAACCACGATAATTCCAAGAACATATATTATCTGATATTTTTCTATTTGGAAGAGCTTGATTTTCCAAATCTAAAGGGCTACTAAGGTCAAATTCAATATAAAATTTATTTTCTTGAGTTTTTTTATTAATCAAATAATTATCTTCATAAAAAGATTCTCCATATCCCAAAACAGCATTTCTTTTTTTTCTATATCCAAAAAATGGATTAACTTCATCACTAAAATTAATATCATCTAAATTTCTAACAAATACTTTTATTCTTTTAATCTTAGAGTTAATTAGATCGTTTTTATTTTTTATATAATTTGTTATATATCCATCCACATTAGCTAATTTTATAGAAGGTCTATTTTGTTTACCATCAGCAGAAAATTCAAAACCACTAAAATCAACAGGTAAAGGTGCGTAAGAATTACCTCTAAAAATTAAATTTCTATTAAAATTTTTACCGGCATGAAATCTGAATATTCCAATTGTTTCATCAATATAAATTTCAAACAGATCAACAAATGAATCTGGATTTAAATTAATTAAAGATGTTGTTGAAATTACGTCTGACATATTTATGATATGATTTTTCTTATTTTTCCAAATAAATTAGGTCTATCTACTTGAGAATAATAAATATCTTTTGAGTTTTGTATTTCCACTGAGCTTCCAAAAAACGCTTTTTGCTTATACTTCTCTATCAAATAATCTACAATTATTTTTTGAGGATTTCCCGTATTTAAATCTTGAAGATTTCTATAAGACAATACTTCATATAATTTATGAGTAAAATATGGTCTAAAATTATTTGATGCATCTTTAAAAGCCCCACTACCAACAGTTATTTTATAATTTTTAGGATCTGTTAACATATTATTTTGCAACAAATTAGATTCCACATTATTTTTATAATATCCATGAAAATATTTAAATTGCTTATTAAATTGATAAAAACCATTATAAATAATAGAAAATTTATTTTTACTTATTAATTGAGACAAACTGTCGTATTGAGACTTTAAATAATTTCTATTACCCACTCTATCATATGTAAATGTAGGATCTCCATAAACGCCATTATATGCTATAAGCCTTTGTAAATCAATAACAACACCAGAACTATCAAAAAATTGTTGCATATTATCTCTTGTCCAAGTAATAGTATTATTATAATCAGAAATATTATTATTTGTTTTAGATCTTTTATGTTTAAATCTGAAGCCATAAATATTACCTGCACTATAAGCTTCTCTCAAACTAGAATATGTAGAAGTTTCAGAATCAGTCCAAGTTGTAGATATACAATGAGATCGATCATTAGACCATTTATATATATATAAAATTGTAACAAAAGAACCAGCTGATAAATTCGATCTAAAAATACGACCAGCCCCTTCAAATGTAAAAGATAATAAACCTGTTCCAGAATTATAAGAGGTTACCGTTCCATAAACATTATCGTCATCGTTATATATATTACCAACAATAACAACATCTCCTGCTGAAAATAGTTTTCCTGTTTCAATTGTTATCGTTATTGTACCTGATGTCACAGTATTTAATATTGTGCCTGAATCAATATAAGATACATATCCATCATTAACATCTATTTCATTAACAAATACATTTAGTAAACTAGTAGTATCACTTGAAGCGCTTGAAAAATTTTTTATTAAAAACTTAGAACAAGTATCTCCTACAGTCGATCCATTCAAACTAATATAATTCTTATTTAAATTTAATTCAGTATCTTGAACCACAGAAACAGTTTCAGTTCCATTTGTCAGAATTGTAAAATCATTAACAGAAGCTCCATTTGATAAATTCACACCAGCGGTTTTTGAATCTGCAACTCCACTATATAAATTAGCAAATTTTAATTGTGCTGAAGAATTATAAATATTAACTTCAGACGCTGGATTAATATAACCAAAATTTATTTCAGATTTATTTGAATTATCATAGACTATTTTTAACGCATGCCCACAATCATTTTCTTCTTTTATGTCTTGAATATAAAAAGAACTAGTTTGAACATCTAAAAAAGAACTAGATTGATCTTGAGAACCTACAGCAAATTGAATTTGCGGTTTACGACTTTTTTCACCAGCATCTCCACCCCCTCCACCAATTAAATACATAACTTGCGGCGTTGCAGGTAATAATTGCAACGCAGAAGCGGTTTTTGATGGTAAGAAACTATCGTATAACGAGACTACTTTTAATTGTAAATTTAATGGCATATTTTACGTCTTTAACCTTTAGGATTTGGATATTGATTTTTACCGAATTCTACAATAGATGTTAAATTATAATTATTTGACGCTTTTAATATTTGTGCGTCATCAATAAATGTTATCGGATTAATTCCCGTACCTTTGCCAAGCCCCCCGCCAGCACCTCCAAAAACTTTATAAGGAATTGGTTTTCTTGTAGGATCAAAAAAATCATATAAAATAGATGATCCTTGAGCAGAAGTCTGATCTTTATTTAAAATTGTATTTGCTTTGTTAAAATGAAGTTTCAAAGTGTTAAATTGAGTGACATTAGAAGTTGTAGAAAAATCATCTTTTAAAGTTGTGTATTTATTTGATTCATATTTTACAACATCACCTAATTCAATATTATCACCAGCACCACCACCTGCCGCAAAAATAGAATCATAATCTTTATTAATATTAATTATTCCACTGCAATGAATATAAAAAGCGTTTTTACCTGAATAAACTGGATTATCAATATCTTTAATATCGCAAACATTTCCACCTTTTCCTATTACATTAGTCTTTGTAAAATTCAAAGTTACACCTGATGGCATCATTGAATAATTTCCTGTTATAATAAAAGAACCTGTATTATAAACACTTAAATCAGAATCGGCTATTAAAGGCCCATAATACGAATTATCAAAATATATTTTAACGCCAGAATATAAAGAAAAAGCACTTCCAAATCTGGCATTTGTTTCTACAAATTTATACAAATCAAAATAACTAGCTCTATCATTTTTTATATAAAAAGTTTCTACACTTCCATCAAGTCTGATAACAGGAGGATTTATATTAAAGTTTGCTAAATTATTAACAGTTAATCCTGAAATAACTTGTTGATTAGTAATTTGATCCGTTATTCTATCTACTCCAGATGCAAAAACATAAGGACTACTATTTAGTCCTAAATAGTTTGTATTTAAACCACTAACTCTTAAAAAATAATCAACTCCTAAAGAAATACCAGTAAAATTCATTTCAAAAGCAGTTTCATTCGGAACACCAATTTCGTATAAATCGTTTGTATTATTTAATACCACACCTTTAGAAGATCCTGTATATTGATTTGCAACAAACGAACCACTAGTAGTCGATAATCTTCCAGAAAAATTATTATAATAGTATCCACTTTGAGGTATAACAAATTTTGTTTTTAAACAAAGTTGATTTATAGAAAAATCATAATACGGACTAGCAACACAATTTTTTAATCCACTTAAAAAAGCAGTATTGATTGTTTCTCCATAATCATAAAACTCTCCTGAATAATTTAATTTTAATTCATTATCCGCAATTATACCATCATTTTCTTTTTCTTGTACAAATTGATATGCTCCTGTATATTTAAAATATGTACTAGCAAAAATACCTTCATTAGAAGTTTCAAGATCGCAATCTATTGTATAATTAGCATAACCGCCACCTTTAGCAGTTTGAATTTGAGACTCATTATCTAATTGATGAACAAAATTTACATCTGTATTTTGTACTGAATTTGGATCAAAAATATCAGAACTAATAGTAAAAGTAACAGGTTTATATTCGTTATTTTTAATTTTTACTATTTGTTTTTTAGAAAAACCTAGTGGAACAAATCCAAAATTAATTCCACTTGGATTTAAAGCGGTATCAAATTGATCATCAATTATATAATTGAATTTAGATTCAATTAATCTGGCTTTGATTGTGTGATTATCAGCAAAATTATATGTATGATTCCATTCGGGACAGAAAAAAGCTCTTGTTCCTGTATATGGAGGAAACATGTCATATTCAAATAACTCTAAACCATTATGATTTTCTAAAAAGTGCAATATAGCTTTCGCTTCTTTATCGTTTCTATTATTAAAGCTTAATTGAAGATCAAAAAAGTTAGGATTTATACCAACAGATTGATTTAAGTAAAAATTACCTAAATCATTTTTATACATTGAAGATTCAAAATTTAAAGTCTCAATAAGGTCTGGTGAAAAATAAAATTTTTGAGTCCATAAATTTTCAACGCCATCTGAATATGGACTTACTCCTAAAATACTGTCTCCAGAACAATAAAAAAATCCTTCAGAACTATTATTTGATTTATATTCAAAAACATAATCATGTTTTGAATATTGCAATGTATCATAATAATTATTTTCAGATGTCTTAAAAGAAATTAATTTTTCTTTCCACGATGTTAAAGAAATAAATGGTGATTCAACTTCTAAAGTAATATTATTAAAATCAACATTTTCTAAATCATTATTTATAGATTTTAAGTAAAATGGTCTGACTTTATCATGAGGATAAAATAAACTCATTTCAATAGGTTGCATTCCTTGACCATTTGCTAAACCACTTTTTGTAAAATAATTTTGATAAAAATGATTTAATGCGCGAGCTTCATTATCAGTAACTCCTTGAAAACTTAACGTTGCCGATACTTGAATTACATTTTCGCTTTTGCCCAATACATATCTGTATTGATCTTCAAACATATTTTCATAATAGTTCGCATTAAATTGAACTGAAGATCCATAAGTAGGAATAAAAAAGAAATTTTGAACCCACCAGCTAGATAATGAATCGCCATTTAAAACGCTATCTGGTCTTGTCCAAAACTTATTGTCTCCAGAAACATTATATTTTTCATTTTTTAAATAATAGTATCCAGTTTTTCCTAATACTGGATTTATTACAGTTTCAGTTATTGGCGGTGTTTTTGTATTATCCGTATAAGTACCAGCATTTATACCAGTATAATAAACAATTTCATACTCATTAAATGCAATTCCTGTCTCGTAATACGGGACATTCGGCATTAATATTCTATAATCGTTTACAGCTTTCATAAAT